TAATGTGTGCATTTTATTTTCTATGCCAGAAGATTCTGCTTGTTTCTGAATTGCTGCTAAATCAATATTCACAAATTTATTAGCTGGGCTATAAAAAGCTCCAGTTTTCTCGTTCACAAAACCTTTGAACTTTGTACTCTTTGATACTTTTGCAAATGCTTTTTGCCATCCATCAGTACCGTTTTTCAAGCCTTTAACTAGCTCATCTTTCTGCTCTTGAGTCATTTCTTTTGTTATTTTCTTAAAATTCGTATTGTACCATTTATCAGTACCAAACTGAGCTGCACTTGTCTTTGGTGAATTTTGTACTGCATTCTTTACTACCTGTGGCATAAACCCCATATCTCTTGCAAATTCATCTAATTGCTGATTCATACCAACATCACCAGTACCATTTATCCAATCAATCAAAGCTTTGTCTACATCATCACGGCTTGACATAATACTTGTTATATAACAAAAGCCGTTTGGATGGTCTAAAGGTACTTCATTCTTTGGAAATACTCCATTACCTAAACCAAACCTGTCTTGTGTTGCTAGGTCAATACATAGAGGGCAAGTATTTGCTGTTCCGTTATTCCATTGATATGCTTCAACAAAAGGATTCTTTTCTGTAGTCATTTGGTACGCTTTTTGGTAAGCGTGATTTGACATTGTTCTTGCTAATCTTGTAGCATTATATTTGGCATTCCCTGATTTACTATAGGACATTAAATCTTTGGAAATCTCCTTTATTGATTTATTACCAGCTAAACCAGCAGCAACTATATTCTCAATACTTTTTATATTCTTTTGATTACTACCCCATAACGCTTTGCTTAAAGTCCACTGACCATTATAAACATTTCCATTTATTATTTGCCTTACTGCATTTGTGGGAACATAAGAAAAAGCACCGTTAACAAACAAGCCCATTGATTTTAGAATCTCATTGTTTTCTTCAACTACAGCTTCGGCTACTTTTACAGCTCCATCTTCTAAGATATTTTTTACTTGAGCATTTATTCTTGACATTTCAGCTTGCATGTCTTTTTTGAATTGGTCTAAGTACAACCTCTGAATGCCTGAAGAATATGTGGTTTTATTTGCAAGGTCTTTTTGTTTTTGTTCCATTTGCTTATATACATCTTTATACAGCTTATTTATCTCTTTCAATTGCTGCTTTGTTATTGCTTTTCTTGCCGATTCTGATTTTGCAAACCTTACATTCCTTTTTCCTGCCATTTTTATATACCTTTGTGAGCTTCTATTTGACCCATAGAGACACTTTAATTATTTGACTTATATTTAATCGGTTAAAACATCTTCTTATCCTTCTTGGTTATCCTGCGACTCCTGAGAATCATCTTGTGAACCTTCGTTATCCGCATTCATATCCTCAACAGTAGTAGTATTATCACCATAACTCATATCATTACCGATGCTATCCTCAAGGATTTCTCTTTCTAAAGCAATTTGTCTTAACTCTTCATCTGCTTCTTCATCTGTCAATCCTCTCCATTTTTTCATATATGACTTACGACTCATTACTTGGGCATTTACTTCTTGAATATCAACGGCCTTTTCTTCCTGCTCATCTGTAGGTAACGCATAATTAGCTTCAATAGTTATTTCTAATTCAATTCTTGGCAAATCATCATACGTATAGAATCTTGTAGAGTTAGGATATAACAACGAACCTGTATATAACATATCAACCATTGATTCTACTGCTGAATACCATGTAAGCATCTTTTCATCAGAACGAACTTGTAATGGATAATATAAAGCTGTTATTGTTTTACCTGATGTAATTACACCTTGCAGCTTTTCAGACTCTATGTTTGGTACAGACATATCTGAATGCATTTGGTTGTCTAGTCTTTCTAATGTAGAACTCAAAGCTGCTGAATAAGCCATTGAACTTTCCAATCTTCCTACACTTGCTGATTTCTGCTCTACACCATTCTCATCTGATTGTATATCCCAGAAGCTACCCGGGCTTGTGCTTAAATTACTTGTACTTTCTACACTTGCATCAATAGCATAGTTAATTGGATTCATGCTCTTTCTTTCTGCATCCATATCAGCATTTGCTAATTTTGAATAAGCGGCTTCTTCCTCTAATAAATGATAGACGTCCGATTCTCCTCTTACATCATTACTTAAGCCATCATTAAAAACAACCCAAGCTGGTATACTTTGCAATAATGTTTTTGTTCTATCCAAAAGAACTTCCAATTCATTACCACTGCCATCAAATAACTTTTCGGTAACATAACAATAACCATTTTCCATTTCATACGTTTTTTTTCTAATTCTTCTGTCTGAAGCATTTATACTTTCTACATCAACAAAGAAAGCTACTAACTTAGTTAAATCGTCCCCATCCATTTCATAATAAAATTCTGTTGCATTAAGGAAGTTAATTTTTATACCCGTTCCATCATTAAAGTTTAATACAATACATATTCTCTTCCCTACAAAACAATCCTTAGCGGCTTTTAATATATTATTATTAAAATGATTCTTTGTAAGTACTTTCTTAATGAACTTGTTTACTATTGTATTCTCTTCCTTTTGCTGTTCTGAATTATTCGCATTCTTATTTACTATTATATCTAATGGTGTGCTAAACATGAATCTTGCTTCATCGTTTATTATCTTTCTTATCTTTTTATATCTTACATTACTTGGTACATAATCACCATTAGTTCCTTCTGCTACAAACTCATTACCACTATTATATACATCATAGTAATGCTTTATCTCTCCTAACTCCTGAAAGAACTCACCCTTTAATGTACCAAATATATCTTCATCTAATACACCATAAGGAATATCTTTAAAAGCTGTTATTTTAACTGTTTCATCTGATACATAACTACTCATTTCTATTACTCCTTTTTATAATATTACTTAAATGTTTCTTTATTTATTCATTGTTATTTTTATGTTGTTTATTTAATAGTATATTTTACTTATACTTTTATTTCTTCTCACATCTATTATTTATCCTCCTATTTTTGTTTAATTCATCTTTTATTTTTAATAACGAATTAGTATTTATTATATTAAATTTTAATGCTCTTAACTCTATTTCTATTTTTGATAAATGATTTAATTTTCTTAATATCTCTGTTAAAAATAATGAATTTAATATAATGCCAAAAATGTTAAAAAACAAAATCAATACCAATAATGTTAGTATTTTATTTGACATATTAACTCCTTTCTATTTATCATCTATTATTTTAGTTAATACTTCTAAGACTGCTCTTAACATACCTACTTCTTGTGTTAATTGATATACTTCTGTAGCTATAAATAATGCAGATATAAACATTATTATTCCTAAGCCAATCATTCTTGCTTCCTCTCTTATATAATATTCTTGCTTGTAGATTCATCACACCAAAAATCTGAATCAACCTTATCTTTATAAAAATCAGAATACATATTATCGCAATATAATTTTCCATCTTTCATTTTGCAATCTTTGCAATTTACACAAACCATTAAAGATTCTTTATCACTAAATTTATAAGCCATTTACTCACTCTCCTTATTTAGTATTATTATCGCTTTTCTTGTTACATATCCTTCCCTTATTTCTTCCATGGCTGTTTTTGCATCTTCTTCATTATCATATTTTGCTATACACATATTAGATAAGTTATGCTCTAAGCCAAGTAAATTTTTATTTAACACGTATATCTCATTTCTAAATCTTTGCAATATTACACCTTCGTAAGGAATGTCAAAATTACCATCTTGCGAAATTATTCTCACTTTTCTTTTCTCCTTTTATTATTTATTATAAAATAAATAGAGGCTGTTATACTTAACATTTAATAATAGTTTGTTCGAAACAGGAAAAATAAGAAAAAGAGAATTAAGGAGGATTTGTCACCTACCTTCCTTTAATATATTTTAATGCCTCTATTTATTTTATTTCTTTTATTTTATATTTATTTTATATTTTACAGTTTTGATAATTGCTTTTTCATTGTCGCTTGCGATAACTTACCATATATTCCGTCTGCTGTTAATGCACTTGCACTTTGCCATTTAGTTAAAGCTTTCTTTGTTTTCTCGCCAAATTTACCATCTGTCGTTAATCCTGCTTTAACTAATTTATTTAATGCAATTTGTAAATACTTTACTTGTGTACCAGAACTATTTAACTTCAATGTTGGCTCTGGTGTTTTATAAGCTTCTGTGTTTTTCTTGTTATCTGACTTATTGCTTGTTTTACTCCACGTTGCTTTGAATTTATCTGGAGTGCTATAAGTGGCTTTTAATTTAGCTGCTGTACTTCCCCAGTCAGGTAACTGAAAATGTGGAAGGTCAGTGATAGATTTCCAATCTCCACCCCACTCAAGGCCTAGCTTCTTACCAATGGCTCCTACCTTAGAAAAGAAATTATCATTGTTATAATAAGCTCCTTTTCCATCATTACGATAGAAATCAAAAGCAATACCCCATTGATGCATTGAACTATAAGAACTTCCTTTTGCATTTGTTACAATACTACCTGAAGCAGTTCTACCTTTTGCATACAAAGCGTCCTGCTCTTCAACAGTTCTTAAACATTCACCAATCTCAATCTTTAATCCTTGTTTTTCACATTCTGATTTTAACTTCTCTACTAATGTTTGAAGTCTTGGATGTAAGTCTGAAACATTTCTACTCATTATTTTCTTCCTCCTCTACTTCTGGTAATCCTACTATACTTGTTAATAATGACAAAACACCTGCAATTAAACTAGCCGATACAACTGCCAACCAATCAACATCACTAATTAAAGCTGCTGTTCCTATTGTTGCAATTGCTGTTTGAGCAACTGTCTTAACGGCTCTTACTCCTGCTGCCTTAAACCAGTCTTTATTCATATAAATCACCTCCTTACTTCTGATAATCTTTTATTTGTAATTTCTATTGCTTTCTGTGAAATATCACAGCCAATATAATCAAGCCCTAATTCTTTTGCAACCACCAATGATGTTCCACTACCACAAAAGAAATCTGCTACTATTCCATCTTTAGGGCAACTTGAACTAATAATATTATATAGTAGCTCTTTTGGCTTCTGTGTATCATAGCCTACTCTTTCTGTTTTGTCATTTTGGCCTAGCATATTGATTTTCCAAACATCATCAATAATCTTTCCACGAGAATCATAATACTTTTCTTTCTCATATCCTCTTGGTGCTGTTTCTGAATATGGTTGTCTTATATACTCACTATCTTGGTTGAAATAGTAAACGTCAGTTTTGCTATATCTGAATATAACATCATGTCTCTTACCAAAATCTTTCTTTTTTCTTGGAGCTGAATTATACCACCAAATAATTTCATTTCTGAAATTTTTAACACCAAATATTTCATCAAGCTCTACTTTTAGATAGTGCGATAAGTTATAATCACATTGAATATATAATAAGCCTGTGTTCTTTAAAACTCTTTTCATCTCTATAAGTCTTGGCTTATACCACTCAATTGCCTCTTTTGATGTTCCTAAATTATCATCATAATCATTAAACTTTTTGCCTGTATTATATAAAATATCACAATACACTAAGTCTATACAATTACTTGGCAATTTCTTTAAAACATATATGTTATCTTTGCAAAAAATTTTATTTCTCACATTCATTTATATTTTGCTTCTTTCTTGCATTCCCATTTATTTTTAAGATTATTGTAATAATAAAACGGACATTCATTTTCATAACAATCAGCAAATATTTCTGTTGTTACTGAATCTCTTAATGTTGTATACTCTACTTTTCTTATTGTTCTAAATGGACATTTCATAGTTTTGTAAACCTCGCTCCTGATGCACATTTAACAGAATATGTTTTCTTTGTTTCTTCTTTTTGCGCCTTTATAAAATGCCAATTATCAAACAAAAACTTTTCTAGCGAACCTGCATATTGCGCATTTGCTTTCTTCTTTTGTTTGCTTCCAATATATTTTCTATCACAAGTACTATACACTTTGCAATTTTGTTCG